AAAACCGCAGGACTTCCTAATTCGGATGGCCCCTTTTCATCTCAAAAATCGCCGATATGTCTTGCTCACATATTCACAAGCGGGATCGGAGTTCAATTATTGGGCAATTGTCGACATGCTATCAAGCCATGGAGCTGAGTGCATCATCGGAAGAGAGCTGGATGCTGATGGAGGAACACACTTCCATGTATTTGTGGATTTCGGACGGCTCTTTTCGACAAGAAAGACTAACGTATTTGACGTGGACGGACACCATCCTAACATCCTGCCAGTCTGGAAAACTCCTGGAGAAGCTTTCGACTATGCGGCGAAGGATGGCGACATCGTTGCTGGAGGGCTCGAGCGGCCGGGCACAGATTGCGATTATGACATTGAGAACTTCTGGGCTTGTGCTGGAGCTAGTCAATCTGGTGAAGAGTTTCTCCATTTTCTCGACCAGCTGGCTCCAAGAGATCTCATGCGGGGGTTTATCCAATTCCGAAGTTACGCCGATTGGAAATGGGCCGTGGCGCCCGAACGCTATGTCAACCCACCTGGAGTTATGTTTGACACGGGACATGCTGAGCAATTGTCTGAATGGCTGTCACAAGCTAATTTGGGGTCTGGACCTGGAAGAGTCAGGTTAGTCGCCCACCTCCACGGCTCGTCCCTCGCGTTCCGGAAACCCCTCCCTTCGGGGGGGCCCGGCGACATTATTTCAGAGATGGAAGTGACGCTCGCCGCTCGGCATATGCTAATTATGAGTCATTTTGAGGCGAAAATCACTTATGTTGTGGGGACCAACCCAGTATGGAAAAACCACCTGGGCAAGATCCCTAGGGAACCATATATTCTTTGGTTCTCAATTCAGTGGAAAGTTGGCTCTCGACGGTATGCAAGACGCCGAGTATGCTGTGTTTGATGATTGGAAAGGAGGTATGAAAGCACTCCCGGGATACAAGGATTGGTTTGGTTGTCAGTGGCAAATCAGTGTGCGAAAGTTACATCATGACGCTAAGCTAATTACGTGGGGCAGACCCATAATATGGTTATGCAACAAAGACCCACGTCTGATGCATGTTGCCACCGATGATGTGGACTGGGAATGGATGGATGACAACGTCATATTTGTGGAGCTAGCTAGACCACTGGCTACTTTTCGTGCCAGTACAGAGTAGATGTACAATTGAAATTGATAATGTCACTCGCCGTCGCTCCGACTGAGGGCATGACGAAATCCACGATGTAAACGTCGCCCATACCAGGTTTGGCATCTGTACTGTAGTATGCCGGTACTTCAGCTGCGCCGGCTTCGTCGTCATCATAAACGAGGTTTTTTTTCATCGGGTACCAGAGTTTGCGCTCGCTAAAATGACCGTTTGAGTTTTGTGTTTTGATAGTCTGAGTGCGATCGGACATAACGGTGATACGCGAGGTGTCCACCTTAGCGGTAATAGGGTCTGACCAGTCCTGGTTGATTGCACCCTTGAACATGACTGTTTGGAAGAGGGACTGGGTGGCTGACATAGCGTTGACTGACGTGTTGAACCATAATCGGGCCATACCGATAGAGGTATCGGAGAACGGACTGTATTTTTGTCTGGTTGCCGTGTCACCCACTGATGTACTGGAGAATGTGGGTCCTTTTGTATTGAAGACAATTCTACGCCACAACCACGGTTGAGAGCTGGAAGTCTGAATGCGGAGATTTTCTTTGTAACCCCTCAATGTAACATGTGGTGGCGGTTCGGTCTGCGACATCCACCGCGAGATTGGTGGCCCTGCCGTAACAAGCGACCTTGCAGTGGGGCAGAATATTGACATTCCATAGTTGGAGGTTGCACCGGACTGAACACCGGCGACGTACAGACTGCCTTGGGCGACAGTGGTGGGTGTGCCATCAGAAGCGGTGTTGGAGAAAGACAACATGTTATCTTGCTTCTTTTTGCTTGTCAGGTTGAGTATTCTTTTGCTTGACATCCTTCTTGAACGGAAAGTAGAACGCTTCTTCCCGTATGAGCGTCGGCGGGTTGAAGGGCGTTTTCTTGTTGAGGATCGACGGGTCGTCCGACGGCGCGACTTGGACCTGTAAACCATGGTTGATGGTTTGTTGGGGTGGCATGTGAAATGTGTTTGGGGCCAAAGGGGGGGAGGACCACTATTTATAATCGTGGGCTGTCCCCTGTCCCTTTGTCCTGCGGTATAATATTA